ATGCCTTAGCAGTTTCAAGATTTAATTTCTTTTCTTTCAATACAGTATCTGCCACTTTGAGCCTTCTTTCAAACTCTTTGTCATCCTCAGTACCTACCTGTAGGTTAGTGGATACTGCTTTAATTCTGTCATTCTCAAGCTCTACAGGGATAGCTTTAGTCTCTGCTGCTATCTTACCTGCTCTTGCCTGAGACTCCGCAGCCTGTCCGTTAAGCGCATTTGTTTGCGACTGTTGGAACTGGAACTGCGTTTGTTGCGCTAGTTGCGCTGCTTCTTGAGCTTCTGGGCTAGGCTGTCCTGCTTGCTCTAGCGTGGCTATTAGCTCTTCTCTGTTGCTTAGATTCATATTATCTATAATAGATTGAATCAAAGAAGGATACATTGGTGAGTCAGCAGGCATGGTTTGTAATAACTGTACTAGCTGAGTTACCTCGTATTCTCTGGCGATTATACCCAAAGAAGACGTTACCTCAAATACATAATCCGCAACAGGATAGATCTCTGGCTCAAACTGCATATAACGATGAGCAGCCTTAGTAACAAACGGAATCAAGAAAGAATCTTGGAAGTTAACCAAAGTCCTCTTATGTCTTTTGATAATAGCACCTAGCGACATACTAATGCCTGCTGCTGTCGCCTCGCCATTGATAGACCCTGGAACACCCGCAGAATCTATAGCACCTGTTGCTGTTTGAACCATTCTTTGTAATTCAGCAGCTTGCGCGAATGTAATTTGAGAAACTTGCCCAAAGTTAAATGGTTGTAATACTTCCGCAGGATTACCGTTGGTTAGTATTATTTTGCCTGGAGCTACCGTAGGATTAGCCCCGCGAGGTAATCTGGTTGCGTCCATTGCCATCATTGGGTGTACTGTTAAAGCTAGTGCGTCTATTCTTGCTCTAAGCTCTGCGTCCAATGCTTTCTGAGAGTTGTATCCCTTTTCGCAAACGCCCCGACCCCAGAATCGTCCAGGGACTATATCCCACGGGAATGCGACTACTGGTCGGTCTTGCATCATATACGGGTTCATCTCTGCCTTGAGCAAAGTACCACCGTTAGCAATTACTACAATAGCTTCAGCGTAATAGCCTTCGTCTTCTGTAGCATCTGTTAGCTGTTCAACCTCTTCATACTCATCATCGTTTACTAAAAGATGGCGGGGGACGAGACCATAATATTTAGTAAGCCTGACTTTATCCGTAGGTTGCGTGGTAAGTTCTGGGTCTGAGTCTAAGTCCGAGTCCTCTGGCGCGTAACCTAAAGGCGTATCTTTATACACGCCTTTCTCTTGTAGAATCTCTACACTATGAACAGGGACATACTCATCAATTGCTACGCCTATTGCATCATCTACACTTGTCGCAACAGGATCAATTAAAAAGTTTTGAGGAAGAACAGGTCTTAACTTACACACTGTTCTATCCGCTATCTCCACCCCTACGGCCTGTAACTGCCCTTCCATAATAGGCTGTGCAGCAGGACGCATCTCTTTTTGTTCTTCAAGAACAATCTCAGCAATACCCGTACCAAATACAGCGGAGTTAATTAAACACTCACCTACCGCTTTTCTTACCTTGTTCTTTTTAAAATCTGCTAATAGCTTTTCCCGCAAGTAAACAATGTCTTGCTTCTCTTGGTCTAGCATATCGTCTTTCATATCAAAGAACTTGCCACGACCAAATGTGGCTTCTTCAATCTCTGCAACCGAGGATTCTACGGCTTGCTGTAAAGCAGGCGAGATAATCTTAGATCTCTCTGACTCTCTGTTCCTGTCAGCACCAGACCAGATACCACGCCATAGCCTGTAGTATTCTTCAAACTTCTGCTCATAGTTAGATTCAAAGTGATCGCGCCAATCATCACACTTATTAATAACCCAGCTTTCTAAGGTTTCTTCTATGCCGAATTGATTTTCATTGCTATCTAGCATATTAATATCCTGATACCGAATCTAATACTGTGTAGTCTTGTGTTTCAAACTCATATGAGTAAGACACCTTAGCTAATTGATCTATATAAGCTAAAGCGTCCACACAATCGTCATGTGTTAGTGGGTCAGGAAATTGGAAAAGCTCATCCATGAACTGGATGTTCCACTCTCCTTTATTTAAAGTGCAGACTCCATTCTCGAATCTACCCTGTAACGCCCACATAACTCTGTCAGTTTTCTTTTTGTTACCGTGGGTTAACTCCTCGACCCTAAAAAACTTTTGATACTTACGCATCAAATCCGTAAGGGGAGACATCACGGCTTGTCTTGCTATGCCTTTCTCTATTCCCACAGAGATCGGCTCATAATCTCTAACTATCTGAAATATCTTTTCGGCAGTCGCGTTTAATTCCCAACGACCGCTGACTATGTCTTTCACCCACCAACCATACTCTCCTACCTTTACTATTGCAATAGCGGTGTTGTCAAGCTTTTTATTTCTAGACTTTGCTTTGCCTACCTCTTCAAATCCCGCAAGGTCAATGGCTACATAGTAATCGCCTGTATCGGGTTCGTCTTCTTGGAAGTTAACCCAATCCTCTTTGAACATCTCAGAGCCTCTAGCTTCAAACGAAGCCATGAACTCTTGTCTAAAAGCGTAAGACGACATAGATCTTTTGGCTGCGTCTATCTCATCTTTATCCAAAAGGTTATTGTCGTATGAAGTAAAGTGCCATGCTTTATAATTCGGGTCTTCGCCTAAACTGGCTAGTTTGTAGAGTTCATAAAAATGATTTCTACCCATAGGTGTCCCAATAAATAAGCACTCACCTTTTAGGTCTGTTAATGCAGGTCTTAGTATGAGTTCCCATACATCTGGTTTCATGTCCGCATATTCATCAAGAACTAAAAACTTCAGACTTACACCCCTCATAGTCTCAGGTCTATCTGCTCCTTTCAAGCTAATAGTTGTTCCGTTAACTAGCTTGATCTGCATATTATTCACATGGGAGCTTTCAATCACGGGCCTGCCTACTTCCATAAGCAGATTCCACATAATGTCTCTAGCCTGACCCTGAGTAGGTGCAACGTAAAAAACCTGCCCTCTATCAGACTTTAATGCGTTGACTAACAGAAGATAGGCTGCAAGGCGCGACTTACCTGTCCTACGCCCCGCAGACACAACCTTGAAACGAGTCGTATTGTTCCAGACCTTCTTCTGCCAATCCAGTAAGGATATATTTAAATCCATTATTTTTTCTTTGCTGTCTTCTTAGCCTGCTTAAAAGCTTTGTTGGTAGGCGCGCCTTTACTGCCAGGTTTACGCATAGTCTCACCGCTACCTGCCTTTATCCTGCGTCTTTTCTTTTGGATGTTTTTATAAAGACCGTCAGCCATATTATCGCTTCCTTCCAGTTTTCATTGGTTTCTTTTTCGCAGGCGACATCTTTGCTTTCTTAGCAGCAGACTTTCCCGCAGTAGTGTATGGGTATTTCTTTCCTCTAACCATTGGCATAATATGCTCCTGTTCGTATCATGTAAGTGACTTCAAACGCTCTTTTCCCTACTTGTCTTGCCCACAGCGAATCCAAGAACTCATCTGCAGCATCCTCGTAGTCTTTTACCTCCATCGCTCTCAAGGCATTCTTAAACTTTCTTAATCTCGTAATACCAAGATTAAAACATAAATTAATCATTGCTTCCTGTCTGACCCTGTCTAAATCCTTATACCACCTCTGAGAGTTCTCTAGCTCCTGCTCACAGCGTCTTATGTCATTCTTGAGGAGGTAGTACACCTCATCGTCAGATAGCCCTACGGAGCTTAGATTGCGTCCTACGCCTATAGTCATATGACCCGTAGTATCTTCATAAGGTTTGTGTTTGAGTCCTTCGTGTCTCACAAGAGTGTCAATCAAGCTCATCGACATCTCCTTCTATGATATTGACAGGCTCATCCGTAATAGAGGCTGTGTCTCCAACGCCAGAGATAGTAATGTTTACCATAGGCTTACCGCCTAGCTTATCTTTCTCAAATGACCCTTGAGGTAAGATTCTATCCACAATCAACTTCCATGCTGCTGATTGATTCTTATGGTCATCGTCTACGGCTGCTCTAAAGATAGAGTTTATTACGCTCTCTGTGTCTCTCCTGGCTAGAAACCTTTGTTTCATTTCTATCATAGCGGAGTGTTCGCCCTTGGGTCTGCCCACCTTGTTTCTCTTCACAGGTGTTATCTCAGACTTCCTTGGTCTACCACGCTTACGCTTTACAGGTGTATCTTTAGTGTCACTCATCACATTGCCGTATATAGAATAGAAGATAAATTATTGCATATTTAACTCTCTTTTTTAGGATTAAGCAATTATTGTTACAACGCCTATGTATGCTGCGTTACAGAGATGGTATTTTTTACAGCTTTTTTTAATTTTGCCTGCTGCAAATTTGGGGTGGAACTATATATAATCGCGCGCGCGTACGCCCGCCCCCGTGCGGTTAAATGAACCCCCTTAGGTTTGTACCAATACGCCGATAATCTCGCTCAGATCGCCACGTTGGGTCTCAGGAATTCAAAAAGCAAAGGGTAAGGGCAAAGGAAGCTACCAATAAGGACAGCCAAGCATTCAAACCTCGCCACAAATTAAAACTATAATACTGTTACCAGTAACACTATCTGTTACTTTAATACACTGTCGTCGGTAACACGGTAACGCCTAGAGTACTGTATATCTAACCAGTGTTCATACTTAACTCATTGATATTATTACACTCTGTAAACTTGGCATGGAATATGTATTGTTATAGATAACATTAACAAACGAGGAATATAACTATGATTGATTATTTAGAAGGGTATGAACAGATCAAAGCTTCAAAAGATGAAGATATTTTTTATACCGAAGCATTTCAGAAATGGCTTAAAGATTGTCCTTGTTCGTTTAAGGTCGGTGCGATCGATGGGCATGGAACATTCGCAAGGATTAATTTTTGGGCAGAGAGTGAAGAAAGCTAAACCAATCGCCCCCTTAACGGGGGCAATCTAAATAGATCCAATTACTTTAAGAAAGGTATAGCTATGTCACACGCACCGTCAGAATTTTATCCACTAGAAAATGGTGGTTGTTTCCGAGAATCTAAGACTGGTAATTTTTTTGAGTACTGCCAAAACTCTTGCAATCTGGACCATACAGTCTATCCCGATTTTTACCAGTACGTTTTTGTCGGTCCTGAAATTATGCGATATGCAAAGGTTTGCAAAAAAGTTGTCTATATCGTGATCGATGAAGATGAGCGTGGACAGCCTGTGATTGAGAAGTGGAATATTACAGATCATCATAAATATAATATATAACCCCCGAAAGGGGGCAATCTAAAGGGGAATGAAATAATGGCTAT